GAAATATGCGTGGGCTATGGCTGGACGCCCTCGGGACTACCATAGCAGGAATGCACGGCGCGGCATGAGGTTTATAATCCTCCCTGCGCCTGCATCCTACAGTATCTGTTCGGGTATTGTAGGATGCACTGTTGCATCGTTCAATCTGTGAGAATCAACATGGAACAATCGACCAACACTGCCGTTTCCACCATCCAGCTGCCCGGTACCTTTGCCCTGACCACGGGCAAGAAGGTTACCCATGTGGAACTGGAAACGGCCTTTGTGGTGGGTGGCAAGCAAGCCGCTACCTTTATCAAGCACCACGGCATTCAGTCCGCCATCACCAAGGTCAAGAACGGCTATTACAAAGCGGCGGCTGAAATCATCGGCTTTGCGGCTGACGCGGCCACCAAGAAGTTCTGCGCCCCTGTCGAGGGTCAGGCATGGAAGAAGGGCGCCATCATCATGCTGGCCGAAAAGACCCTTGAGCGGCCCAGCGGCGCCAAGGGCTACAGTGGCAAGCAAATTGAGGGTCGCCGCATGGCCCGCATGGTGCTGGATGCCCTGGGCGTGGTGGACCCTGCGGGTGAAGTAGTGGGCCAAGCCCGCGAAACCACGGCCGACGAGGATAACCTGGCCGGGGTGGGAGAAGCAGCCTTCTGATCTACGGCCGCTTAAAGCGTAGCCCCTAGCCCACTGCGGTGGGCCTGGGAGTGCGTTTGGCACTGCAACGGAGATTGTCATGCTCAAGGTTAGCAAAGACCTTGTCGGGCCCGTGCGGGGCAAGGGCGCATACGCCGTAGTGTATGAGTACGGAGTCGATATGGCCCTGAAGGTGGCCGATAACGACGGCACCCGCGATTTCATCGAGTGGTGCTTTGTGCGGGGCCGCCGTTACGGTCGCGGCAGCCCGGAAATGAAGAACCTGCCGTGGGTGTTTGCCGTTGGCGACGCCAGCGAGCTGCCAGTAATGAAGGAGGCGCAGGGTTGTTACTCGCGTGACTCCTGGTACGCCGTCATGGAACGGTACGACTACACCATCCGCGTACACAAAGGCTGGTCGAGGACCCATTGGTCGTGGGAGCTGTGCCAGCTACCCGAGCTGGCAGACACCGTGCACCTGCTGCACGGCCACCTGGGTGACGAGGCCACGGGCGACCTCCACAGCGGGAACGTGATGTGGTCAGAAGCGCGCCAGGAGCTTATCATCACAGACCCGTCAGGTAACAGCTACACCGGGAGCTGCGCCGACACTGTCCGGGCGTTGACGGCGCCACGCTGGGCTGGGTTCCCTTCTGCGTCGCTACGCCGCGCCCTGCCTGCCACCCGCGCCCAGTGGAAGCTGCCGCCCCTGCAGCAGCAGTTTCACATGCGGGTTCAATAACAGCTCAGCCCATCGCCCGCCGTCGCGGGCTTTGGAGTGCGCTGTGCACTGCAACCCACCATCCCATCATGGCAACCATCAACCAACGGGAGCTTGCCCGCCGCCTTGTGCGGCTTCGCTCCGCCGTCGACCGTAACATCCTGTGCCTGAACTACGGCGGGTGTGGGGTATTCGCCGCGCTGGCCGCGAAGGCGCTGAAAGACCTGAAGATCGCAGAAGTGGAGATAATCCTGCCTGACCCCTGGAATGACGAGCACACACCACGCAGTCATGTAGACGCGGGCAACGCCGTGAGGCACCTGAGTATGGGGCACGTCGGCGTGCGGTACATCCTCGACGGAGTCACCTACTGTATGGACAGCACCCGTGTCCGGGCGGGTGCTTACAAGTTCGGCCGGCCTGAGTCAGACCGGGCCCGCCTGGACTTGAACAGGAATGGGGCGCACGAGGTCAAGGTCTCGTACCCATTCGGCCAGGGGCTGACATTGGCTGAGTTTGCCCCTGTGGCCTTCAGCCCGAAAGGGTGGAACAGGTCCTTCGACCGGGCGCAGATACCGCTACTGCGCAGTCTGGTGACTGCTTACCTGGTGCATGACGCAGTGTGACAGCCCGCCGCCCTCGGGGCGGCACCCACAAGCGCCTTCCGGGTCTTTGTGGGTGCCATGTGGCATCATTTGGGGAACCCTATGAGAAACTATCAACGCGCGCCGGTTGGCCCGCGCTTCCAGGCTCGATTCACCAACGGCCAATGGGTCGTCTTGGACCGGGTGACCTACAACCACCGGCCCTTCAGCCTGGCCAAGCTGGCCAACGCTGAGGCAGCCCTGCAGAACTCCAAGGGGCTGCCGTGGTAAGCCCCTTGCTTGCCCAACTCCGGGCGATCAAATCCGGGGCGATCCCAATCAAGCGGGAGTTCGGTATCTGCGTCAACAGCGGCAGCTGGGCGGAATGCTACCAGCTTATAGAAGACATGGGGCTTGAGCCGGGGTTCCCCATACAGGGTGGGTCCCGGGAGTATTACAGGGCGCGGAAGCGCTTGACCCTCTGGTCCAAGCGCAGTGCCTACGGCCGTGCCCGCTGGGCCCTGCTCGACCAGATGATCGCCTTCCTGGAGAAACGCGAATGCTAACCACTGCCCAGCTCAAGGCCCTGGCCGACCTGGCCATCGAGGACCCTGACGCCACCATCAACGAGCGCGACGCCGCATTCTTTGTGCGCGAGCAGTCCAAGACGGGCCTGGCTGTGCCCACCGACGTGGCGGACGTGCTGCAGCGCTACCAGGGGCGCCAGCTCCAGCAGAACAGGTGGGGCAAATGACGGACTACCTGCTCTGGGTGGGCTTCCTGGCCTGCTTCTTCAGCGCGTCTTGGGTGCTCCTGCACGCCCCGCTCACACGGGGCTCGTGGGGCTTCATCGCAACCACTGGCGGCGCCATGCTGGCGTTCGCCTATCTTCTGGGGGGAGTCTGATGTACCGCACCACCTACAACATCCGCGCCGTGGGCACGCACAACGAGGCCATCGAAGCCGCCACCGCGCTGGTGGGCCCATTGGGTCTCGACAAGGCCGAGGCAGCCGTCTGGGAGTACAAGACCAGCTCGCATGTTTTGATACTCCAGACCTTGAGCCGCTGCCGGCCTGACCCGGACACGCTGCTGCAGGGCTCTGCGCCCGCTATTGGGTACACCAGCGAGTACAGCGCGAGCCTGCTGCAGGCCGTTGTTGAGGACCTGCGCAACGATCGGGAGGTCTCGCTGTCGGCGCACTGTAACTTGCGCCAGTTCGAGTTCCCGTCGACAACCTTGCGTAAGGACTGAGCATGCGCACAATCATCAACGTCGAGAAGCCGGCGGGTGTGTCGCTGCCCCGGTTCTTTTGGGCAGTCAAGGACTGCTTCCTGCAGGAGCCCGTGGGCGTGTGTTTGATCGACGGCACCTGGGTGCTGGAGTTCAACAAGCCGCACGCGCCCAGCGCGGGGTATCAGCTGGCCGTGGCGCTGGGTGAGGACTGTGTGGCCCAGAAGCACACCCCAGACCCGGCCCCGGTCATGTCTCTGCTGGGGCCCCGGGCGCACGCCTGGGGGCCGTTCGACCCGACCAAATTCAAGGAGCCAACATGGCGCGCATAGGCCCGTTTCCAATAACCACGCCGCCGGCCTACCCTGGCGTGTACGAAATCGAGGGGTGGCGCATTCGCCCCGGCCCGACCTACGCCCGCTTTGAGCCCAGCACCGGGCGCTGGCAGTGTGGCGGGGCCCCGGGCCCCGAGCTGGCGGCCCGAAGGGGGCGTACAAGCTGGCCGCTCAACGACCCTGAAAACCGGGGCCTTTACCACTGGTACGGCGTAGACGAAGCAACCTCGAAAGGACAAGCATAAACACGACGCCCAACGCACTGGCCCCGCACAGCGGCGGCCCGATCCTGCCCTACGTCATCGTAGGCTTTGGAGACGACTCGTGGGGCCTCATGGACGGCCGCACGGGGCAGTACGCCCTGTTTGGCGAACGGCTGCGGCTGTTTTCTACGGCGTCGTTGGCCGAGCGGGCCGCCTCTCGCTACATTGGGTCTGGCGCAATCCAGCCGGAGGAGCCGGGGCCTTTCAACTTTTGGTTTGGCACGCTCCTCGGCGCTGACGGCAATCCCCGGGGGCGCGACATCCTGTGACCCTCGACCCCGCCTCCTGGCGGGAGCACGCACAGGGCCTGGAAGACGGCGAGCGGCGCATGTACCAGCACAACTGCGGCCCCGGCTTCAAGCTGGTGGTCAGCAGGAGTGGTGAGTGGTACAATGCTTGGTGCTACCGCTGCACCGAGCCTGGCAGCCTGCCGGCGCCACGCGAGAGCCTGGCGGCGCGCATCGCAAGGCTGCAGCGGCAGGCGGCCCAGGACCGCGCCACAGCGGCCTGCGGACTGGCCCTGCCAAAGCCAGCGGTGCACCCGCTGGCCGAGTGGCCACCCGGCGTGGCCCTGTGGCTGCTGAAGGCGGGCCTTGGGGCGCCTGAAATAGCCGCCCTGGGGGCATACTACCACCCGCCGTCTGATCGGGTCGTGTTGCCCGTCCTGGACCCCTCCACGGGCCTGCCTGTATTCTGGCAAGCCCGCAGCACCAACCCGCACCGGCTGAAGTACCTGTCCCCTGACGTGCCACGCGCCTCCGTGGTGCCCCGCTACGGCCACGCAGGCGCTGTGACACTGACCGAGGATATTCTGAGCGCGTTCAAGGTCGGCCTGGTGGCCGAGGGCTGGTCCATGATGGGCACGGCCCTCACGCCGCGCATTGTCGAGCTGCTGCTGCAACGCGGCGGCCCCGTCAACGTGTGGCTGGACCCGGACGCTGCCGGCCGCGCCGGCGCAACCAAGGCGTGCCGCGAGCTGCGGGCGCTGGGAGTTCCTGTGCGCCGCATCGTCAGCGCCAAGGACCCCAAGAACCATTCGTTACTTGAAATCAAGGAGCTACTATGTTTACGTTGAAGATCGCTTACGCCCGCGCGTTGATGCGGCTAGCTGGCCTGATCTGGGCCGCGCAGCAGCGGCTGGCCAGTATCGACGCCGCCGTCGATGACAAGCAGCGCGTCATCAGGTCAGTGGCCGAGCAGAAGGCGAAGGCCGCGCGGCGGGCCGAGACCGACAACGCCCAGTGGGTGGCCGATGTGGCCCAACAGCTGGCCGACAAGAAGCGCGCTGCCCAGGCCGCCGACGAGCGGGCTATCACCGAAGCCGCCTGGAAGAACTGACATGTGGATCATCACATTCCTGCTGGCCAGTGGCCTGACCTTCAGCACCCCGCCGCGTGAGCTGCCCGGCAAGGCCGCCTGCGAGGAGCTGGCGGCGCGCGAGGCCGAGAACCTGAACCGCGCCCTGGGCGTGCCCGCCCTGGTGGGCTACCTCTGCAGCAGCGCGGCATGATAAGTCGCGCACAGATGGCCGCTGAGGTGGGCCAAGCACAACGGTCTGCGAAATTCAACGCGTCCGTCGAGACCAACACCGGGATATACGAAGCCGCATGAGCAGCGGCTACACCGGAAAATGGTTCGCAGTTTACGACGGTGGCGACGCTCAAGGCATGGTGGACCTGCTGCGCAGCCGAGGTTTCGAGGCCGTTATCAGCGGGTGCCTGGTGCAGGCTGTGAGACCCAACTGGCCCACCCGGGCCGAGGCAGAGCGGCCGTGGGCAGGCACGGGCATAACCGACTTCGAGGAGGTGCGGGTGGGCCAGGTATTGATCGCCCACGGGCGCCCATACCCGGGCCTCACTGAGGGCAAGGCGTACACGGTCGTGGGCTACCAGCCCAGAGACGTGACGCCCTCGTTCACCTTTCCGCCGTACATTACGGTCATAGGCGATCACGGCACGCCTGTCACAGCGCACTGCCACCGCTTCAGGCTACCCGAGGAGAAACATGAAACCGCTTAAGCCCATAACCGTTGGCCGCCTGATCGAGATTCTTCAGGGGTTCGACCGCGACCGGCTCGTCGTATACAAGTGCCACAGCGAACAGGCCCTAATGGAGGAGGGCATGGTTGAGCTATGGAAGGGATGCGCCCCGCGCCCAGACGGGTGGGTGCACGACGAGCGCCCCGACAAGCCCAGCCAAGGGTACGTCCTATTTCCAGGGAATTGAATGAGCCTTGACATCACCGTCCTGCGGCTGCTCAAGCACCGTGGGCAGTACGACAAGCTGATCCGCAGCGTGCCCGAGCGCGCCGTGGACGCCCGCACCCAGACGGTGCTGGCCGACTACGGCAGGTTCTTCCGGGAGACCGGGACCGACCTGATCCAGAGCGGCCCCTTCACCACCTGGTTCAAGCTGGCGCACCCACGCCTGCGCGACGAGGACCTGGGCGTCTACGGGCATCTGTTCAAGCAGATCGACGAGGACGTTGAGCCCGGCGTAGCGGCTGGAATCAACGAGCGCCTGATCGCGGCCGACACGGCGGCCCGGGTGGCCGACCTGCTGCAGCGCTGGAACGACGGCGCCGAGGTGGACCTGTACCAGGACCTGCAAGCCAACCTGGACCGCTACCGCGAAGCGGCCAACCGCAAGGTGGCCAGCGCCCAGGTGCTGGACCCCATCGAGGAGCTGCTGGCCGCTGAGGAGAACGACTGGGGCCTGCATTGGCGCCTGCCCTGCCTGAACGAGCACATGAAGCCGCTCGTGCCCGGCGACTTTGTTGTTGTGGCTGCGCGCCCCGACAAGGGCAAGACCACGTTCTGTGCCAGCGAGCTGACGCACATGGCGGCTCAGGTGGACACGCTCTGGCCCGGCGAGAAGCGCAGCATCCTGTGGTTCAACAACGAGGGACCGGGCAAGCGCATCGTTATGCGGAACTTCCAGGCCGCGCTCAACGCCACCACCGAGGACCTGGTGCGCCTGTCGGGCATCGCCAGCAACGACCAGCACCGCACGATGGTGCGCAGCAACTACGCCAAGGCCCTGGGTGGCCGGCCCGGGGTGCTGCGGGTGTTCGACATCCACGGCATGTGGAACCACCAGGTCGAGGACATCATCGCCGCGCACAAGCCGGCACTGGTGCTGTTTGACATGGTGGACAACGTCAGGTTCGGCGGCGAGGCTGGCAACAACGGCCAGCGCACAGACCAGTTGCTGGAGGCTATGTACCAGTGGGCCCGCCTGATCGGCGTCAAGCACGACTGCGCGGCGTTGGCCACGAGCCAGCTCAGCGCCGACGCTGATGGCCTGCAGTGGCCCACGCTGCCGATGCTGAAGGACAGCAAGACGGGCAAGCAGGGCGCGGCCGATGTCATCATCACCATCGGCTCGGTCAACGACCCGATGCTGGTGAACAGCCGGTACATCGGCACCACCAAGAACAAGAAGGTGCGCACCAACAAGCCCGCTTCGCCGATGCGCGAGGTGATCTACGACGGCGCACGTGGCCGGTATGTGGAGGCACCATGACGCAAGTGTTGCTCGACGTGAAGGAAGGGTGGCTCGCCGATACCATGCTGTACAGCAGCGGTCAGGTCGAGACTACCTTCTACAAGGACAACCCCGGCGGCGTTGAGGTGTTCGACGCCACCGAGGGCGAGCACCGCCCTGCCATCGTGCGGCGCATCCTGTACATAGAGGTCGCGCCGTGAAGGCCGGCCTCCTGCTCCAACTGGGTGGCCTGTGGATCGGCGCCCACTACAGCAAGCAGTATCGGCGCTGGTGCATCAACCTGCTGCCGTGCCTGACCATCTGGATTACCCTACCTGGAGGACGAGAGCCATGCAGAAGTATCACGATGCGGTGATGGACCTTCCACCGCCCGACGTAACGACCAGTGACCACCACGACGGGGAGGGCGACCCAGCCTATAGTGTCGAGGCCGTTCATCGCCTCGTGGCCAGTCTTACTGCCCCTAAGGCGCCTGCTAGCTACCGCGCGGCCTTCTACGACGACGCGGCCAAGGACTTCGAGGGCGTACCGGTGTACGATAGCTCCCGGTGAGCTACTGCACCTTCGACATCGAGACCGGCACTGTCAGCCGGTTCAAACGCAAGGGCACGCCGTTCGGCGGGCTCAACGACATCGTGATGGTGGGCTGGCGCCGCAAGGGCATGTTGGCCAAGGCCGTCGAGTCCATCTACCGGGGCAAGGGTACCGGCGGTGCCAACCGCACCGACCCGGGCTGGCTGCGCAAGGTGGTCGGCGACGCCAAGCTGCTGGTCGGCTTCAACATCAAGTTCGATCTGCTGCACGCCCTGCAAGAGCCTGAGAACCTGGCCTTCTGGATGCAGTGGGTGGCCGATGGCGGCAACGTGTGGGACTGCCAGCTCGCCGAGTATCTGCTGGAGGGCATGGTGCAGGAGAGCCACATGCTCAGCCTGGACGACGTGGCTCCGCGCTACGGCGGCAACACCAAGTTCGACGAGGTCAAGGCCCTGTGGAACGCAGGCGTGGCCACCGAGGACATCGAGCCCAGCATCCTGAAGAGGTACCTGTGCGGCCAGGAGGTGGCCGGCCAGTGGGAGAAGGGCGACGTGGAGAACACCGAGGCGATCTTCCTCGGGCAGCTCAAGCGGGCCCGCGAGGCCGGCCAGGTGCGCAGCATCCTGCTCAACATGGGTGCGCTGCTGTTCACCGTCGAGGCCGAGCGCAACGGTATGTTCGTGGACGTGCCCCTGGGGCGCGAGCAAGCTGCCGCCCTGGCCGCGCGCATCGCGCAGCACAAGGCGGACCTGCACCAGTACCTGCCCAAGGACTTGCCCTTCGAGTTCTCCTGGTCCAGCAGGCGCCAGCTCAGCGCGCTGATCTTCGGCGGCACGGTGCCGTTCGACCGGCGCGAGTACCAGATCGGGGCCGGCGAGTTCACCTTCGACAGCGCCCACCCCGACCAGGTCTACGCCCAGAAGGACGAGACCCGCTGGGTCGTTGGCGATGACGGGCAGCAGATCAGCTACGGCGGCATCGCCGAGGGCCCGCCGCCCGACAACGTGGTGCGCTTCAAGGGCGGCAAGCGGGCTGGGGAGCCCAAGACCACCAAGATCAAGGTGCCCGACCTGACCAAGCCCAAGTCGCGCATGGGCACCGGCTACTTCAAGTTCCCCGGCTACACCGCGCCTAGCAAGGCATGGGAGACCGCCGACCCGGGCGTGTACAGCACCGCCACCGAGGTGATCGAGGAGCTGGCCAACCGCAACGTGCCTTTCCTCAAGGCCCTGGCACAGATGCACGCGATGGCCAAGGACCTGGGCACCTACTACGTCACCACCGACAGCGAGGGTGTCGAGAAGGGCATGCTGACCCTGGTTGGCGAGGACGGCATCGTCCACCACCAGCTCAACATGTGCAGCACCGTGACGGCGCGGCTCAGCAGCTCGTCGCCGAACCTGCAGAACATCCCCAAGGGCAACAAGTCCGAAGTCAAGTCGCTGTTCCGCAGCCGCTTCGAGGGTGGCTCCGTCATCCAGTCCGACTTCAGCAGCCTTGAGGTGTACATCCAGGCCATCCTGACCGGCAGCAAGCAGCTGATCGCGGACCTGAAGGCGGGCTTGGACCTGCACTGCGTACGCCTGGCGGCCAAGGAGGGCATGCAGTACGAGGAGGTGCTGCGCCTGGCCAAGGGCTACACCGACGCGATGGGGAACGTGCACGAGGCTGTGTCCGAGTGGGACTACAAGCGCACCGGCGCCAAGGTGTACAGCTTCCAGCGTGCCTACGGCGCTGGCGCAGCCAAGATCGCCAGCAGCACCGGCATGCCCCTGGAGGATGTCGAGCGCCTGTCGGCGGCCGAGGACGAGCGGTACCCGGAGATACCGGCGTACTACGAGAGCATCACCATGCAGATCAAGCAGAACCGGCGGCCCACCAACCGCTTCGTTCCGCACCCAGTCGTGCGTGGTGTGATGTGCCAGCTGGGCCGCAGCTTCATGCGCACCCCGGACGGCAAGCTCTACTCGTTCCAGGAAAGCCCGAGCCCCGAGTTCCTGGTCAAGCGCGGCACCAACGCCAGCTTCTCGCCCACCGAGATTCGCAACTATCCTGTACAGGGCGGCGGCGGAGAGTGGGCCAAGGCCGCCATGTGGCTGAGCGTGCGCGAGTTCTACCGCCGCAAGAACTGGGGCGGGCTGGGCCTGCTGGTCAACCAGGTGCACGACGCCGAGTACGCCGACGCACACCCGTCAGTGCGCGACGAGGTGGCCGCTGTGCTGCACGCCTGTATGGAGGCGGCCAGCGACTTCATGGAGTTCTATTTTGACTGGCCTGTGCCGGTCCCCGTACCGAGCGACACCACAGCTGGCGCGTCCATGATGGACGACAAGCCGCTGCCTGGCATTCGCCCCCAAGCTGCCACCATCCGGCAGGAACTGCGCGCCCGTTACATGGACGGGTATGTCCCATCGTTTGACAAAGGAACCACCAATGGTTGACTTCAAGAAGATCGCCGAGCAAGCCGCCACCTACCAGGACCAGTCCGTCGCCAAGGCGTTCGGTGGGGACCGTGAGCCACCGGCCGCCGGGCCGTGCCGCCTGCGCATGGTGGGCTACGTCGAGACTGGCAAGCACGCCAAGACCTGGCAGGGCAAGACCAAGCACGCCGACCAGGTCGAGGTGACCTTCGAGGTATCCGGGCCCAAGCACCCGCCCGTCATCGGCGAGGACGGCACCAAGTACCCGCTGCTTATCACCATCAAGGAGGGCCTGAGCACCAGCGACAAGGCCCGCTACTTCAAGCTGTTCCGCGCCTTGAACTACAGCGGCAAGTTCAAGCACGGCGCCCAGGCCCTCGGCGAGGCGTACAAGGGGCGCATCGTGCACCGCGAGTACACCCGCCGCAAGGACGGTACCAAGGGCATCGCGGTCGAGCTGTTCGACAAGGCCACTGGCGCCTTCACCATCGAGCCTCCGCGCTACGAGGTGGTCAACGGGGACGACCACGAGAATCCCGGCCCGACCGGCGAGTACAAGCCGCTCAAGGTCGACCCGGCCATCACGCCGCTGCGCTGCTTCGTCTGGGCCCTGGCCGACCAGGACCAATGGGACAGCATTTTCATCGACGGCGAGTACGAACAGCGCACCAAGGACGACGGCACCGTCATCCCGGCCAAGAGCAAGAACGTCATCCAGGCCAAGATCATGTCGGCCATCAACTTCCAGGGCAGCCCCATCCACCAACTGCTGGTGGCCAACGGCGCCTGCCTGGACATACCCGACGTGGACACGCCCGACGAGCCCGGCGACGAGGAAGACCCACCTGCCCAGCCGCCCAGCCCCGCCGTGAAGGCTGCCGCTGCCGGCCCCAAGGACCCGCCAGCCCGCACCACGGTGAAGGCCGAGGCCAAGGCCGACCCGCTGGCCGGCATTGACGACGACATCCCGTACTGATGAACTTCGCCGCTTTGGCTGACGCCGCAGCGGCGCGCGCCCCACAGGCCCCCGTCGAGGGTGTCGTGCCGGGGCGCGTGCTCGTTATCGACGGCGACGGGCTGGCGTACTTCTGCGCCGGCAACGACGACACAACCCCAGCCGAGGCACGCGGCCGGCTCAACGACAAGATCGCCTCGGCCACGGCCGCGTGCGGTGCCGAGTCAGTGATCCTGGCCGTCACCGGGCGGGGCTCCCACAAGGGGCACCGCTACGCCATCGCCCGCGCCAAGCCCTACCAGGGCCAGCGCAGCAACGCCCGCCGGCCCAAGAACTGGGAGTTCCTGCGGGGCCTGTTGGAGGCGCATCCGCAGGCCCGCGTCCTACTGGACCGCGAGGCCGACGACCTGATGGCCGAGGTCAGCGCCTACCCGGACGGGGCGGGCGTGATCCTGACGCAAGACAAGGACATGCGGATGCTCACCGGCTGCTGGCACATGGACTGGGCCACGCACGGCCTGCTGTTCGTACCATCCGGCACCTACGAGCTGGTGCATAACGACAAGGTGTACGGACCCAAGTGGTTCCTGCTGCAGCTCCTGCAAGGGGACACGGCCGACAACATACCCGGCCTACCGTTCTACTGTGACGGCAGCTTCTACGCCAAGGGCCATCCCGAGGCGGGCCAGCTGCGCAAGCTGCGCATCGGGGAGAAGGGCGCCCAGGAGGCGCTGGCCAAGACGACCAGCTTCGTCCAGGGCCTGGCCGTGGTGCGGCAGCTGTACACCAGCTACTACGGCGAGCTGCGCGCTGACGTTGAGCTGGCCGAGCAGGCCGCCCTGCTGTGGATGCGGACCCGCCCCGACGCCCACTGGTGCGAGGGCCTGCTGGTCACCGAATGCGGCGAGGCGGCCATCGACGAGTTGTTCAACCGCGTGCAAGAGGCAGGAGGTGCCCATGACTTTGGTTAAGCTGAGCCGCGCCAAGATCGCCGAGGTGCGGGCCGAGCTGCTGGCTGCCCAGAAGGGCCGATGCGCCCTGTCAGGCATCCTGATACGTCCCGGCCAGGCCGTGCTGGACCACGACCACAGCACCGGCGTGATCCGCGCCGTGTTGGACCGGGGCGTCAACGCCCTGCTGGGCAAGGTCGAGAACAACGCCGCCCGTTACGGGGTGCGCGAGCTGGCCGCTTTCGGCAACGGCCTGGGCGCCTACCTGCAGAGGCACGTCACGCCCCAGACGCCGTGGCTGCACCCACTGCACAAGACACCCGATGAGAAGCGGGTTCGCCGCAACACCCTGGCGCGCAAGCGCAGGGCCACCAAGAAGGACGCCACTTGACAGCAAAGATCGGCACTATCGACATCGAGACCGCGCCCCTTGAGGGGCACGTCTGGGGCCTGTTCGACCAGAACGTGGGGCTCAACCAGATCAAGACCGAGTGGTCCATCCTGAGCTACTGCTTCAAGCCGCTGGGCGGTAGCAAGCGCAGCCTGGTCTACGAGGACAACAGCACGGCCAGCGACCCGCGTGACGACCGCAAGCTGCTCGACGGATTGTGGTCCATCCTGCACGAGTACGACTTCCTCGTGGCGCAGAACGGCAAGCGCTTCGACATGCGCAAGATCAGGGCCCGCATGGTCCTGGCCGGCATGCGCCCGCCCAGCCCCGTCAAGGTGCTGGACACCATGCTGATGGCCCGCCAGGTCGGTGCCTTCACCAGCAACAAGCTGGAGTGGCTATCCCAGTACCTGAGCACGGTGCCCAAGTCCAAGCACAAGGAGTTCCCCGGCTTCGAGCTGTGGGCCGAGTGCTTGAAGGGCAACCCCCGGGCCTGGGCCAGCATGCGCAAGTACAACATCCCGGACGTGCTCTCGACCGAGGAGGTGTACCTCAAGCTGCGCCCGTGGGTCGAGGGACACCCTAACGTGGCCGTGTACGACACCAACGAGGGCATGCAGTGCCCGCGCTGCGGCAGTAACCAGCTCAACCCGGACGGGTTCTCGTACACCAACGTGGGCAAGTACAATCGCTACCACTGCGTCGCGTGCGATGGCTGGTCGCGCGACCGTTACACCGTCAACAGCAAGATCAAACGCAAAGGGCTTCTGGCAGCATGAAGAACGTGACCATACTGGGCACCGAGTACGAAGTTACGGCCACGCGCGCCGACTGCGGCGGGTGCTTGTTCGAGGAAGCAGCCACTGACGCCGGGCTGGTTGACCACTGCAATGCCACGCCCTGCTTCCTCGACTCCGTGGGCAACGAGGGGCGCGGCCACTTCATCGTCGTGAGGGAAGCGCCCCGAGCGGCGCCCGGCGCCCCGCCCGTACTGCGCCCGCCCCAACCGGGCGAGAGCGTGCCACCCGCCACGGCTGCCGGTGACTCGTGGGGCAGCACTCAGCTGGACGTGCTGGCTCCGGGCACCCCCGTGGCCGGCCGCAAGGACGACAGCGGCAAGCTGGACATGACCCTGTTGGACGACATGCCCCGCGCCATCAAGGCCGTGGTGCAAGTCATGCAGTGGGCCGTCACCGACAAGAAGCCAACGCCCTACGAGCGCGGCTCTTGGCTGGGGGTGCACGCCGATCGCTACCGCGCCGCCATCGGCCGGCATACCCGCGATGCTGCTGAGCAGGCCAGCACACAGATGCCCGGTGACGCCGCGCCCCTTGCAGCCCGCTTCCAGCGCGACAAGGAGACCGAGTTGCTGCACCTGGCGCACATCGCCACCAGCGCCCTGATGGCCTTGGAGAACGTGCTGCGCGAGCTGGAGGCCCCGCGTGCCAGCTGAGAAGCCCGTCTTCACCTTCCTGAACCGCCGCTTCGAGGTGACTTTCAGCGACCAGCTGAGCTGCCTGGACTGCGTGCTGGGCCCTGCTGACCTGGGCACGGCCGACGCCTACGTGTGCGCCAACACGCCCTGCCGGGGCAGCCCCGAGGGCACCGACCCCTTTGTCCTGACCGCCGAGATACCGACCCAGTGAGAATCAAACCCATCGAGAACGAGCACCCAAAGGCCCTGACGCTGAGCCTGCTGATCTACGCCCAGAGCATGCAGCCTGGGCAGCTCAAGTTCCCGCCGGCCGCGGTTCTTGAGCGGTACATGGAGGACTGGCCCAACGACCGGCGCGACAAGCTGTACGCCCTGCTGGCCCAGCTGCTGCGCCCCGACACCCTGCTGTCTGACGCCCGCGTCATCTGCAGCCGGTGCCTACACCAAGCCGAGAAGGAGCACCCGTGAGGCGACTAGATTTCCAGGTAACGGTGGAAACCGGCTACGACGCCATGATCGACTCATGGTCGGTCGTGGCGCGGACAACCACCGGCGACGGTAGGGCACTCGGCTACTCCCAGTTTGTGCCCACTAACGTGATCGGCGCCCTACCAGCAGACCAGCGCGGCGGGTTCAAGCGGCGCGAGGTAGCTCGTTGTGTGCGGCAGGTTGTACAAGAGGCGATGGGGGAAGACGATGAGCTTTGACATCCAGAAAGCCATCGACTACCGCGACCTGTCTACCAAGGTGCAGCAGCGCCTTGCGAGTGACCTGCACAACTACGTCGTGCAGCCCAAGTACGACGGGTGCCACGCCCGCTTCGTGTTCGAGGGCGGCGAGTGCGTGACCGTCCTGTCCAGCCTTGGAAACGAGGTGAAGTCATGTCAGCACATCGCCGACCAGCTGTGGGGCCTGGTGGCTGACGGAACCATCCACGGCGAGGTGTGGCACCCGGGACTGCCGTTCCAGGATGTCAGCGGCATGTTCCGCCGGCAGTACCCGGCCCCCGAGCTGGGCTTCGTGGCGTTCGACTACACAGACGGGCTGCAGGAGGACCCCAGCCCGTACCACGAGCGGATGCGGCGGCTGCGCGGGCTGAGCGCGACGGCGACAGGTCCCGGGCAGCCCATCCACGTCGAGCACCATCAGGGATACAGCCCTATCGACGCCCTGTTCGACGCCGCCGTGGCCAAGCAGCAGAGCGGGCGCTTCGACGGCCTGATCCTGCGGCACATGGACAAGCCCTACAAGGCCGGCCGCTGCCGCGACGGCGAGGTCATCAAGATCAAGCCGCTGGTCTCCCTGGACCTGAAGGTGGTCGAGGTGTTCCCCGAGCGCGGTGAGAAGACCGGCAAGAACACCTGCGCGCTGGGCCTGCAGTGGGCCAAGGGCACCGTGCAGCGCGTGGCCACTGGTCTCAAGCAGGCCCAGGTGGACGCCTTCGTAGCCGCCCCGTCGCAGATCGTCGGCAAGATTGTCGAGGTCGAGGCGATGGGCTACACCAGCGACGGCTTCCTGCGCGAGCCCCGGTTCGTGCGCATCCGTGACGACAAGGACACCCCGGACGTATGACCCAGCGCCTGACCCAAGCCGAGGTCGAGGCCCGCATGTACTACGGCGGCATCAAGCGCGCCGATGCCATGATGACCAAGGCAGAGGACAAGGGCCGGGCACACACCAACCCCTACGCCAAGGGGCTGATGCAGGAATTCGTGCGGCCCCTGGCCCAGGCCGTGGCACAGATGATCCAGACGGCGTCGGCCCAGCCGCGCAACACCAAGCCGGCCCACGCCATCCTCCTGGCCGACCTGGACTACGACGCCGTGGCCTTCCTGACGGTGCGCACCATCGTGTCCTGCTGCCTGGGCGCCAAGCGCAAGAGCGACCACCGCACCGTGGCTGGTCTGGTGGGCGGCACGATCCGCAACGAGCTGGTGCTGCAACAGATACAGGCGCAGAACCCCGACCTGTACGCGGCCATCAGCCAGGACCTGGGGCGCCGGCTCTCGAAGGACGAGCGGCACCGCATGACGGTCTTCAAGATGCAGGCCAAGAAGAACGGCGTCGAGTTCATCGAGTGGCCGATGGGCGCCCGCGAGCAGGTTGGCCTGTACCTGCTGGGCCTGTGCCAGGTGCTGGGCCTGGTCGAGCTGGACCCCATACGCAAGGTGCACAACAAGTACCTGCCCCGCGAGGTGACCCTGAGCTTCGAGGTGCTGCAACAGATCGACCGCATCAAGCACTTCGTCGCCATCACCACGCCGGTGTTCGGCCCCTGCGTCGAGAAGCCCCTGCCGTGGGCCGGCTGGCACGGTGGCGGGTACCATACCCCTGAGCTGCAGCGCAGCCTGCCCTGCCTGGTGCGCGGCCATCCCAGCCTGCGCCCCCTGTACAAGGACCCAGCGCCCACGGTGTTCCGCGCCGTGAATGCGCTGCAGGACACGGCCTGGGCCGTCAACGCCCGCATGCTGGATACCGTCCTGGCCTTGGCCGCCGCCGGTGTGCGCACCGACGAGGTGGTGCCGGTGCAGGGCAGGCCCAAGCCGCCCGCACCGAGCTGGCTGGTCCGTGGTATGGACTCCAACCAGATGGACGGCGTCCAGGCGCTGGCCTTCCGTGACTGGAAGAACCTGATGCGCGACTGGTACGAGGAGCACAAGCTCAACGGCGCCAAGTACAGCCGCTTCTACGCCGCTACCCGGGCGGCCGACTTCTTCCGCGACTACCCGGCCCTGCACTTCGTCTACTTCGCCGACACCCGGGGCCGGCTGTACCCGCTGACCTACGGGCTCAATCCGCAGGGCTCCGACCTGCAACGGGCGCTGCTGCGGTTCGCCGACAGCATGGCCAAGCCGCTTGCCACCCCCGGCGCCAAGCGCTGGTTCCACGTCAACGGCGCCAACCTCTGGGGCTTCGACAAGGCCAGCCTGGCAGACCGGCAGGAGTGGGCCTACGGCAACGCCCAGCAGCACCTGGCCTTCGCCAAGGACCCCATCAACAACACAGGCTGGCAGCAGGCCGACAAGCCCCTCCAGTACCTCGCCTGGTGCTTCGAGTACCAGGCATGGCGGGCCGACCCCCAGGGCTTCCGCACGGCGCTCCCGGTGGGCCAGGACGGCACCTGCAACGGACTCCAGCACCTGAGCGCCATGCTCCGGGACGAGGTGGGTGGCGCCGCCGTGAACCTGACGGCCGGGCCGGTCAAGCAGGACATCTATGGCATCGTGGCCAAGGCCACCCTGGGGCGCATGGCGGCCGAGCCAGGCGAGTACAGCGCCCGCTGGCTCGCGCACGGCGTCAGCCGCGCGGTGGTCAAGCGCTCTGTGATGACCACGCCCTACGGCGTCACCAAGCAGTCGGCCACCAAGTACGTGCAGTCCGACTACCTGATGGCGGTGACCAACCCCTTCACCCGCAACGAGTACCGGGCAGCCAGCACCGAGCTGATGAAGCATGCCTGGCCCGCCATCGGGGACGTGCTGGTCAAGGGCACTCAGGCTATGCGCTGGCTCAAGAGCGCCGGCCGACAGCTGGCCAAGACCTTTGATGCTGACAAGGAACCTGTACTGACTTGGTCTACGCCTTCTGGCTTCCCAGCTGGCCAAGCCTACTTCGACTACGCCAGCTTTCGCGTCATCACCAGGCTCGCTGGTACCGAGGTTATCAAGACGGTACAGGAGACTGACGACCCAGACCTCAACAAGCACTCAGCTGGACTGGCGCCCAACTTCGTGCACTCACTCGACGCAGCTCACCTGCATATGACCGCAGCGTCCTTCGCCGACGCCTCAATAGATGCAGGTCTTGCAATGGTGCATGATGACTACGGTACCACAGCAGCTGACAGTGAGTTGTTGGCCACACTGATCCGTCAGAAGTTCGTTGAGCTGTACGAGAACAACGATCCACTGGCTGATCTGCGCCAGCGGTATCCTGAACTACCACCAGTACCGGCGCCGGGTAACCTCGACATACGTGAGGTTCTGCGCAGTGAGTTCTTCTTCTCTTAACGTGTAGCTGTAGATAGTGTAGACCCTGTATCCAGAGACCCTACACTATCTACCAGGAGGTAACACATGTCCGCGAACAAACCAATCCCCGGTGGGCGAACCCCGCCTCCTATCCAACTCGTTCGGCTGACCGAGGAGCAAGTGCAGGCGCTGGAGCGCCAGCTCACACCTTGCGACACGAACAGCCAAACAACCCCGATCCAGGCAGGTCAGATCATTGGCGTGCAGATGACACTCCGCGCGCTGCGCAAGGGCTGGGTCGTATGAAGGCCCAGCCAGCAGACTCGTCGACCTGGGCGCTGATCGACGACGTGGTCAGCCGACTTGACGCGGCCGTGCGCGGCGGGCGCGTAACCAACCCGCTGGTCGCGTCCAGCTCGCAGACCAAGGTGCGCTACGCACTGCGCCGCGCCGCGTACCAGGAGCACCTGTACGCCGACGCCGCGTGGCTGATTTTCGTCGAGTCCGGCAAGGTCTGGTTCAGCGACGAGCCCGTCCTCTTTGAGAACCTGGTGTTCCCGCTCAGCGACGAGCCCGTGTGGGCCGACGTGCCCCGCCTGCTGCGCGGCATCGGCCGCCTGCACGGCGCCCAGCACGTCCTGTTCGGGGACATGTTCGGCGTGGCCGCGCCACACTACCGCAAGGCGGCCGGCGTCAAGGCCCTGGGCCGATCCTTCATCACAACCCTTTGACGCTGCCCAGGCAGCAAGGAGCTGCCTATGTGCAACGTGTTCAACAAAATCGAGGACACCGTCAAGGATGCCTTCTCGAAGTTCGAGGAGGATGTCAAGTCAACCGCCCGTGGATTCGACGATGTCGTTCAAGGGGTGGCCCGCTTTGACGGTAATCGCATCGAGGACGGCCTGCGCGAAGTAGGGCGTGGTGTTGACGACCTGGTCGGCCCGAGCGCAATCAAAAACGCCTTCGGCCAGTCTGAGGACATCACGCGGGCGTTTGGTAAGGACGTTGACGACTTGCTCATCGAGCCTGTCAAAGAGAAGGTCATCGAGCCCGTACTCGACAAACTCACCAACGCCAGCGGCCAGGCTGCCAACGCCGAGCGCATCGCCAACGCGACCATCGCAGCAGGCGAAGCCCAGACTGCTGCGCAGCTGTCGGCCATGAACGCCGCTGCCCGCGCTGCTGCCGACTCCGCCCGACTGGCAGCCGAACGCGACAAGGCAGCCAAGGCAGCCAAGCCGCAGGAGCTGGCTGCGCCCGACGTGGCCATCGACGACCCCAACAGCGCCAACTCGGCCGGCGCCATCCGACGCCGGCGTGCCGTCTTCGGCCGCAACTACGCCACGGGGGTGAGGATTTGAATTACCGCTCAGCCCAGCACGCCTGGGAAACACTCGACGCCCTACGGCAGCCGCTCATGCGGCGCTGGGAGCGTTACGCTTCCCTGACCCTGCCACGCCTGCTCTACCCTGAGGGCCAGGACCAGTACAACAGCACCACCAGCCACGGCTACCAGTCGCTCGGCGGGCAGCTTATCACGCACCTGTCGAACAAGCTGGTGCTCACGATGTTCCGGCCCACGGCCCCGTTCTTCCGCGCAACGCTGGTGGGCAAGTCCCTCAACGCCGCGCTGGAAGCAGGCATCACCGAGGCCCAGCAGACGCAGGCTCTGTCCGCCATCGAGCGCAAGGCTGTGGCCTTCCTGGACACCAGCGGCCAGCGCCCCAAGCTGCACACCCTGATGAAGCACCTGCCCGCCCTGGGCAACGCACTGCTGCTCCAGGAGGACGGCAAGCTGCGGGTGCAGAGCGTCAAATACTTCTGCGTCAAGCGCGACCTGTACAGCCGGGTGCAGACCCTGGTAACGCGAGAGCGGGTGTACCGGGACGAGCTGCCCTTCGAGGTGCAGCAGGTACTCCCGGCCCAGCGTGGCCAGGACAGCACCAAGGTCTGCCACTACCGATGGGTGACCCGCGAGCCCAACGGCTACTACCGCATGAGCCAGTGGGTAGACAACACCCGACTACCCGCGCAGTTCGACGGCCGCTGGGCGCCAGGCACCGAACCCTTCCAGGTGCAGACCTGGGACCTGGCCGACGAGGCCGACTATGGTGCGGGCCTGGTCGAGGACAACGAGGCAGACTTCGAGGCGCTGGACACCCTGGCCGAGAGCGTGGTGGACGGGTCCGTCCTGTCCGCCGAGTTCCGCTGGCTGGTCTCGCCCACCTCGCACCTGTCCGCTGACGATCTGAAGGCCAGCAAAAACGGGGACGCGCTCCCGGGGAACAAGGACGACGTGACAGTCATACAGGCCCAGACAGCTGGCGCAGTGCAGCAGGGCATGGCCGTCCTGGAGCGCTGGGAACAGCGCCTGGGTCGGGCCTTCCTACACGCCCAGAGCGTGCAGCGCAACGCCGAGCGCGTGACTGCCGAGGAGATCCGCCTCCTGGCCGCCGAGCTGGAAGCCAGCTTTGGCGGGGTCTACACCCGCCTGGGCGCCGAGCTGCAAGCACCGATGGCCCGCTGGGCCCTGGGCGGCGCCGGCTTCAAGCTGGACGGCACCGACATCGAGGTCACCGTGGTGACGGGCCTGGAGGCCCTGAGCCGTGGTGGCGACCTAGAGAACCTGTCGCGCGGTCTGGACATCATGGGCCGCATCAGTGCCCTGCCCGAGGCGTTCCAGCAGCGGCTCAAGTTCGACCCGCTGGCCGTCTACGTCGGCGCCGGTGTCGGGGTTGACCTGTCCCAGTTCATCAAGTCCGACGCCGAGTTCGCCCAAGAACAGGCCCAGGCATCTGCCAACCGCGCCGCCGAGGAAGCAGCCACCGCTGCTGGCGTCGCTGCCGCACAACCACAAGGACCCGCATGACTACACCCGCCGCTAACGCGCAACCAACTCAGCCTGCTACCCAGGCCGCCCCAGCTACCCCAGCCGCCCCCGCTGCGGCTGCCCCGGCCCCCGCGCCGGTAGCTGCGCCGGCAGCAGCTGCCCCTGCTCCGGCCCCTGGTCTGACCATCGACCCGCCGGCACCGCCCCCGCCGCCCCCTGCACCCAGCACCACTCCCGTGACCTACGCCCCCACCGGGGACGCTGGCCTGGACGTAGCCCTGGACTTCATCGGCAACCTGGGCCTGGGCCCCGAGCACCCCGCCGTCAAGGCTGCGGGTGACGGCGACTTCAGCCAGCTCAAGGTTGTGCTGGCGGGCCTGGGCGACAAGGCCAAGGGCTTCGAGCGTTACGTCAACCTGGCCGAGAAGTCGGTCAAAGACCAGCGAGCCAAGGCCGAGGCCAAGATCGCGGCCGACACCAAGGCTGTGGTCGAGGTGGCTGGCGGCGAGGCCGAGTGGGCCAAGCTGCGCGAGTGGGTGCGGGCCAACGCCGACCCGGACGAGCTGGTCGCCGTGAACGCTGCGCTCAAGGCCGGCGGCATGGCTGCCAAGGCGATGGTGCGCGAGCTGAAAGGCCTGTACGCCAAGAGCGACAAGGCCACGCAGACTCCAGCGAACCCACTGGCCAACGCCACGGGCGCCGGGCCGGTCGCCAGCGACGCGCTGAGTCCCGCTGACTACACCAAGGCCGTGGCTGATCTGGCCCGGCGCGGCCAAATGAACAGCCCCGAGTATGACAAGCTCAAAGCGCGGCGTGCCGCGTGGCGAGGTTGACCCTACACTATCTACAGCTAGGGCCCGGGTTGCGGGTCCCTCTGTTTACCGCAATCCAACCCTGAACAAGGAATCAATATGCCTTTGGAATCAACCTCGAATCTGATCCGCCCCGGCCAAAACGGCGGCACCGGCGCCACCGACGCACTCCACATTGAGGAGTACACGGGCGTCGTTCACGGCACCATCGACCGCAAGAGCGTCATCAAGCCGATGATCCCCGTGCGCAGCGTGCGTGGCACCTCGGTGCTGCAGTCCTACGCCGTGGGCGAGGCCCAGCTGCAGGTCCTGCAGCCCGGCGTCGCTGCTGAGGGCAGCCTGCAGCCGCACTTCGGCAAGAACACGCTGACGGTCGATACCGTCATCCTGGCCCGCAACACCTTCCCGATGCTGGACGTGTGGCAGGACAACAAGGACGCTCGTTCGCTGGTGGGCGTCGAGCACGGCAAGAAGCTGGCCAAGTTCATGGACCAGGCGTTCGCCATCCAGGCTATCAAGGCCGGCCAGGCCACCGCCAGCAAGTACGCGGGCGTGGACGGCAAGGGGTACGGCGGCGGCAACCGCGTCACGATGACCAACGGCACCGACCGCAGCGACCCGGCCAAGCTGGCTGCCTACCTGATCGACCTGTTCGTGCAGTTTGCGAACAAGGACATCGACGTGCAGACCGACGACCTGACCATCCTGCTGAAGCCCGCCGAGTTCTGGGCGCTGTCCCAGAACGAGCAGCTCATCAACACCACGTACCTGACTGCCGCTGGCAACAGCGTCACGGGCCCGGTGCTGAAGCACTACGGCGTGCCCATCCTGCAGAGCAACAACTTCCCGGGCGGTGAGAACATCACCAGCCACCCGCTGTCCAACGCGGCCAACAGCAACGCCTACGACGGTGACTTCACCAAGGTCGTGGCGGCGGTGTTCAGCCCGATGGCCCTGCTGGCCGGCGAGACCATCCCCGTGACCACGGCGGTGTTCTGGGACGAGAAGCTGAAGTGCTGGTTCGTGGACGCCCACACCGCCTTCGGTGTGACCGTGGACCGCGCCGACTACAGCGGCCTGATCCTGGCCCCCTAAGCACTACCCGCCCCTGCGCCCTAACCCGGTGCAGGGGTTTTTTCGTAAGGAGACCGAATGCGGAAGCTCGACGTAATCAACGCCATGCTGGGTTCAATGGGCGAGGCCCCGTTGAATTCGCTGGAGGAGCCTCACGGCTTCAAGGGGGCGATGCTGGGTGTCCTTACGAGGATCAACCTGGCCCGCCAGTCCATCGGCTGGTACTTCAACCGGGAGACGGTGACGCTCCCGGTATCCACCATTGACTCTGCCATCTATGTGCCGGCGGACACGCTCGGTGTGTACGGCAAGGAATCGAAATACATCCTGCGCGGCAGGCGCCTGTACGACGCCAGCACGGGCAGCGTGACCTTCACCGAGCCCGCCAAGGTATCGTTGATCCGCAACGTGCCGCTGGACGACTTGCCCGAGCTGCCATTCCAGTGCATCGCGGCCGAGTCGGTGTACACTTTCCAGAAGAACTACGACGGGGACAGCACCAAGACCCGTGACCTCAAGGACGAGTTCGGCCGGCTGCTCGCCGAGCTGAGCGCTGAGGATACGCGCCAGGCCAAGGCCAACATGGTGCTGGCTAACCCCCGCCTGGCCTTGATAAAGCTGCGCTCGCGCCGGCTGTGGTACTGACATGAAGGTCACGCAAGCCTACGCGCCACTGATCCAGGGCGTGTCCCAGCAAGTGCCGCACGAGCGTCAGCCCGGCCAGGTCACCGAGCAAGTCAACATGCTGCCCGATCCGGTGCGCGGCCTGGCCCGCCGACACGGCACCCGGCACGTTGCCGAGACCTTCATCGAGAACACGATCTGCTCGGGCCAGTTCGGCACCATCAGCGAGGACAGCCTGAGCTGGCGCCGCCTGGACTACAGCAACGCCGGCAAGGACTACACCATCCTAATCCGGCGTGGCCCGCGCAACACCATCGCGGCCTGGCCGCCGGTGATCGCGTTCAACCGAACCGACAGCGTCTTCCTCCCGTACCTGCGCAACGCCATCGACCCGACCCTGGACCTCCTGGAGTCAGGCGGCGCCAGCGCGGCTACGGCCCTAGGCAAGTACGTGTTCATGGCAGGCAACAGCATCGTGCCCACCGCCACCAGCGTGCCCCAGTACGGCGACGGTACCCCGACGCACGAGAAGGCCGCCCTCTGGGTGCGCGCCGGCACCTTCGGCCGCACCATCAAGGTCAGCGCCACGCGCGGCGACGGCACGGTGGTGGACTTCGAGTACACCACTCCCGAGGCCGCCTACCCAGGCATACTGGACACGGCGAACGTGCCGCTGTTCACCCTGGACCCCGCAGGCGGTACCCAGACGGTCACTGAGGCCGCGTACATCCCGACGCCGGCACCAGGCAGCCTGGCGCAAGCCGAGCTGGGCTGGTACCTCTGGAGCCCCACGGGCCTGGTGGTCAAGAAGGGCGCAACGACCTTCACGGCAGCCGTCAACCCGCTGGCTCCAACTGCCACCGAGTTCGTCTGGACCACAGGCGACCGCTACGTCAAGCTGAACGCAGTGCACGCGGGTGCCAGCGACATCAGCCTGGCGTACACCCACAACAAAACCGTCAGCAACCCGAACTACTCCAAGGTGGTGACGGACCTGACGAACGCCTACCAGTCAGCCGTGACGGCATGGATCATCAGCAGCACTGCGGCCACCGTGCCGGCAGCCATCGCTGAGCAGCTGCGCCTGGCCGCCATCGCAGCGGGCATCCCCAGTGGCGACGTGTCGGTGGTGGACAGCACGCTCTGCTTTGACGACGTGGTCAACCTGGTGGTCGAGGACGGCGGTGACGGCACTCTGGTGCGCGCCGTGGACAACGAGGTGGCCAGTGCCGACCAGGTCAGCACCGTGCACTTCGTCGGCAAGGTGGTCAAGGTGCGGCCCCGCAACAGTACCGAGGCGTTCTACCTGAAGGCCGTGCCTCTCAAGGAGGGCAGCACCGGCTTCGCAGCCGTGCGCTGGATTGAGGGTGCTGCAGTGCTGCACAGTATCAACACCGCCCTGATCTACGC